GCGGAAAGTCGGCGGGCTGCCAGTTATTGGTAGGCGAGAGGTATGTTCCCTTGACCGCATTGAAAATCTCGCGCCGGCTGAGGCGAGTAGTGACTTTGAGCGCGCCGCGAAAGTCGCCGTCCGTCAGAGTGACCGTGGGCGTGCGCCACGCGCCCGCGTACCAGGCAAACTTCCCGCCGACGTAGGTGTAATCTCCCGCCATCGCGGTCAGTAGGTTCTTGATAATCTCGACGGGCTTTTCGCTGGTCTCGAACGTTCCATTGGCGGTGTAGCGGTCCTCCGTGCCGGAGGGATTCAGGTTTACATCCTCATCGCAGATATTCGCCGCGGCATTTCCCGCCGTATCGTCAATCTCGGCCGCCGCCGCCCCCAAGCCATATTGCGTGTTGGTATGGAAGTCGCGCAGACAGATGGCGGGATTCTCGGAATAAATCGTGGTGGCGGTCCTGGGGTCGTAAACTTTCCGGCCTTGAATGTCGAAAGTGATATTAGGCACGCCACTGGAAAACAGGTCGGCATTCCATTTCAAGCGCACCCAAACCTTGGCGTGGCCGCGCTGCAGATGATAGGCGGTAGTCCACTTAGTGGGCGCGGCAGTCACCAGATCGGGAAACGGTTGCGATGAATCCGCTGGATCGCCCAGATTCTTCACGACGTGGACGTAGCCGGCATACTTCCCCGTCGCATCGCCACTGCCATCGAGCGGCACCGTCTCGTCGCCAAAGCGCATGGTTCCAATCTGGTTAATGACTCCCTTCGAGAGGGTAATCACCATGTGGATATATTCGCTATTGGTTCCGGTAAGGTGGACAAAAGTCAGGATGCCGCCCAGGCGGGCGCGGCCGTAAACGATTCGCCAGGGCGCAGCGGCTTGGCGCGTGGTGACTTTGAAGCCTTCGGACTTGGAAACCAATCCCTGGCCGCTGGGCCGCTTGTTGAGGGCGCCAGAGACGCCGCTCAAAACCATCGTCGCGCCCAGCCCCATTAACATGCCGCCGCCCGCCCATATGGTCAACGCGCCAAAAACGAACAGCGCGGCGCCAGCAACGATTTTGATTACACTGGGCATAGGGGAAGGATTCAGGATTCAGGATTCAGGATTCAGGATTCAGGATTCAGGATTCCCCGGCCCGTTGGCGGCGCCAAGCGCCGGGGCGGGCAGGATTCAGTTAAATGCGCCAGGCGCGGGTAGCGATGGCGAGCGGCCGGGTATCCAGGCCATCTTCGGCGGGAGCCAGGACGTGGCAGCCGTCCAGCGCCACGATGCCCAGGGTCTCGCCATGCTCGCCGTCGAAGAGCACGATGTCTCCGCGCCGCGCCAAGGCGGGCGGGACTTCCGCAATGCCAAAGTTCGCCGCCAGGTTTTCCGCTAATTCCCCAACGCCCAAAGCGGTGCGGCGAATCACTCGGAGGGCGCTCACGGCGTCCGAATACTGGCCGCGAAAGTCCTCCGCCAGATCCACGCCGGTCATTTCGAGCACCGCATCGCAGGCAAAGAGCGCGCAATCGTGTGCGCCCCATTCGAACGCACGGCACTTTCGCGCCTCGATGAAGGCGGCCAGGAACTCGGGCCAGCTTTCCGCGCGCCGCAAGCGCGCGGGGGATTCGGGATTCGGGGTTTGGGGTTCGGGCATGGGAAGCGGCTCCTACCGGTATCGCGGATTGTGAGGAGCATTCGATCCGCCGCCCGAGGATGTTCCGCCCCCCGGGATGCCGGAACCCTGCTTGCCCCACTGGCCATCCCATTCTTGTAGTGAGGCAACGTACTCGAAGCCCCGGTCGGTAGGCCAGTCAATCTTCTGGTCCTCATGCGTCCAGCGGCGCTCACGCGCCCGACCCAGATCAATCAGGCGATTCTCGACGTGCAACGAAACCGAGCAAGTATCGCCACCCTCATCGATTTCCGGCACGTCCATCACCCCGCCGAAAACCTGATAAGGGTCGGCAATAATCGCGCCCGCCGAATCCACCGCGCCCAACCAAACCTTGACCGGAGCGTTGATCCGGCACTCGCCCAGAACCTGGGCAATCAACGCGGCGGGGATGCCGCTCAGCTTGACGACGATGCCCTGCGCCTCAACTTCCGTGGCTTCGGCAACCGTGGAAATCGAGCCGAGATTGCCCACGCCCAGCCAGGTCTGGCCGTTCCAGGAAACGCTTCCCACCCCCGACCAGACGTAGATCGTGCCACTAGTAAACTGCGCCTGGACGAGCACAATTGGGGCAAGGGCCTGTTTGGCGAGTTCGGCTTGGAGGGCAGATGTAAGATTTCTACTCATAGCAAAGTCGATAGTCGAAAGTCAAAAGTTGAAGAGTTTCAGGTGGAAGATTCTTAACTTTCAACCTTCAACTTTCGACTCTTCGACTTCTTAGAACGCTTCAACCGCCTTAAACCCGATGCCATAAGTTTTGGCTTCGTCGATATCCCAGGCCACGCGATTCTCCGCCAAGCGAAAGGTGCCCACGGGGCTGGCGGTAATGATGGCGGAGAGGTCGGGTGGCGCTTCGCGCAGGCGCGGGAAGATATCGAACCAAGTCGCAGAGCTGTTGCTGTTAACGTCGGCCAGCGCCTTGTGAAGCCGGGCGTCCTGGTCGGCAGCCCAAACCGCCGCGCCCCACATATCAATGGCACCCTCAGCTACAACCCAGGTGCCGCTGCTGCCAATGAGTAAACCCACGACGGTAGGCGACGCGCCAAGGGTGCGAGAAAGCGAGAACAGTTGCCAACTGGTCGTAAGGTTGCAGGCCTGTCCCGTGCCACCGCCCGTGCCATCGTAAATGAAAATTGTAATCGCGGGGGTTCCCGATGCGGCCTTTAGCCATACCGAACCGGAAAAAGTTCGGGTAGCGAGAACAGGGACCGTACTTGTCGCAAATAACCGTGCATCGGTCGCCCCGGCATCGGGTGTCACGCGGTCGGCATCAGTCGCAGCATCAATGGGGTTGGCGATATTCGTCGCCGTGACCGAACATTGGGTTTTGGTCCATGCGGCATTATCAAAGGCGCGGGGATAAGCGAGATAATTTTTGCAGATTTGGAAGTAATCACCCGCCTTGAGGATTCCAGTCTGGCCGTTAGTCCAGCCGCAGGTCCCGATTCCCGTGCCAACTTGCCCGGCTCCAAAAATGCGCGGCGTGCCGGTGGCGATGCCGCGCGGGGTTTTGCCGGCCGGGTCACCGAAAAGGAATGTGCCGTACACCCCGCGCAACGAAGCGAGGAAGGCAATCCACGCCTCGGCGTCGGCGCGCAGCATGGCAGGGAGTTCCGCCGTCGCTTCCCACCACTCGCCGGGCCAGGAATAGACTTGCTGCTGCCCGGTAAATGGGCTGGCAGTAATCCCGGCCACGGAACGCGCGGCAAACTGGGCGCGGCGAAAGCCGGGGGTTGTTGGAGGCGACAGTGGGTATTGGATGGACATTGGAAGAACGGAAATCGGAAATCGGAAATCGGAAATCGGGTCGGAGTTCGGGATTTCCCCGACTTCCGACTTCCGACTTCCGGCCTTTACGCGCCGCTGCGCAGCATTCGATCCTGCATGGCGAGTTGCGCGTTGGCGATGGCCGAACCATGAACCGCTTTCAGGGCGCGCACGATGCGGCGCTCGACTCCGGCATCGGCGCCGCGGGCGTCAATCGTGTAATTGTTTACAACCCCGCCCAGAGATTTCCCGCTGGGCACGATGGCCCCGGAAACGTCCGGCACAAAGAGTTCCGGGCCGCGCTCGCCGACCATGTAGGGCGTGCCCGCGCCCACATCGCCCCCGCCCGCCTTGCCGGCCAAGCCCGAGAAGAAAGAACCGAACGAACCCCAAAACCCGGAGCTACCCTCGAATGCTTCGGCGATAGACTTGAAAACGTAGGTTTTCAGGATCATCTCGCCAATCAGCGCAATCATGTTCTGCAACGTCTGGCGGAAGTCGCTGCCATGCAAGATAAGTTCGGTGAAAGCGCTCGACATGGTTTCGCCCCACTTCCGGGCGCTATTGGTCATGGAGTCGAGTTGCTTGTCGAGCTCCTCACCCTCGAGCTTGAGGCGCTTGAAGTCGAAGGCGTCCTGAGTCAGATATCCGGCATCGACCAATTCCTGCAGCTTCTCGATCTGCATTTCGAACGCTTGCGTGCTGGTCAGGCTTTCGGCCTCGATCTGCGCGGCCAGGGAGACAATGGATTCCTGATAGGCGTCAGCGGCGGCCGACAGGCGCAACGTCTCTTCGCGTCCGCGCCGCTGGGCCTCATTGCTAGCCATCTGCCGGGCGATTAGGCTAATCGTCGATGCGTCAACGCGGTCTTGAGCAAGTTCGTACAGCTTTAGTGCGTCCGCCGAGAAGCCGAATGTTTGGTTGGCCTTATCGAGTTCGGCGATGAGCGCGGCAATCTCATCCTTAACCTCTTCGACCTGGGGAATCTTCGGGGTTTTGGGAATCTTGTGGGCTTGGGGAATGGCGAGGACATCGCCCACGCCCCCACCCATAAGCGCAGCGGCCGCCCTGGTCCGCGCCGCAATGGTGCCTGCCGTGCGCGAAACCGCCGCCTGAAACTTCTCCTCGACGGCGGTGGCCCGATCGGCAAGGCTTATCGCATCAGCCCAGAACTTCAATGCGAGAACTGGCTGCAATGCCCCACCGGCGGCCAGGGCATCTCCAATCTTGACCACAGTGGCGAGGCGGAGGCTGTATTCCTCCACCTTGAGGCTGGCATTTTCAAACCACGAGCAGACAGCGATCAGGGTTGGAATAAGCGCCTTGCCGATCTGAAACTCGACGCCCTGGAGTTGGGCCGCGAGCAATTTCATTTGCTCGTGTAAGGTTTGCGCCGCGAGTGCATCTTCCAGCGACCAGGTGAGGCCCAACCGCTTGAATTCCGCCTCCAACTCGCGGACGTTGCTGTTTAAGAGTGGGATATACTGGAGGCCCCCCTTGCTGAAGGCTGCGATGGCGATAGCCGCTTTCTCGACGCCGTCCTTGGTAGTCCGAAAGCGGTCCGACACCATGAGCAATAGTTCGTAGAGCGGCTTGAGGTTGCCGCTGGCATCGCGGATTTTCGATTGGTAGTCATCGCCAAATAGCGCCCGCATCGCGACGGCCGACTTACTCGTGGTGCTTTGGAGTCCCGCGAGATTCTTGGAGAAGATCCCCAGGCCCTTAACCAGCGATTCAAAGGAAATATTGGATTGGTCGGCGGCGAGGCGAAGGGCGGAAAGGTCGCTAACGGAAATCCCGGTTTTCTGCGAAGCCTTGGCAAGTTCGTCACCATACCCCGCCGTTTCAACCGCCATTGCATAGGTCGCCGTCTTGATGGCGGCGAAGGCGGCCACCGCCACGCCAGCCATGACCTCAAAGGACTTCGCGATATTCTTGGCCGAAGAAAAAGAGATATCGGAAATCTTCCTGATGTCGGAAGCGAAGGCGACGATGTTCGCCTTGAAGTTGATAATGAGTTCGGCGATTTTGGCCATAAAAGAACAGTTAACAGTCAACAGCCCGCCCCGGCTCGTGCCGGGAACGGGCCGGGGTTGACAGTTAAAAGCCTAAGAACCCGGAGTCGATTTATCTTCTCCGCCCAGGGCGGCGTTGATGGCGCGAACGCGGTCGAGCATTTGCTCGGGCGTCAGGCGCAGGGGCCTGCCCCGTTCCTGCAGAGTACGCTCGCCGCAGCAGGAACGGGGCCAGGGGTCGGGCATGAATTCGAGTGGCGCGAAGGGTTCGGCGCGTTTCTTCGGGTCGCGGTTCACGTTAGCGAGAACCGAGGCCACCAGGGCGGCGCGATAGTCGGCGCGGCGGTCCGCCTCGCGCTTGCGTTCCGCCAGGGCCAGAAATCGCTCGGAGCTCAGGCGCTCGATCTCCGCGTCGGAAAGGCCGAGATCGAAGCGGGCAAAGGCCCAGCGCTCTAACTCCGCTCGCCGAAAAAATCATTCAGGCCCGCCGCCACCGCCTTGACTACCGCGCCGGTATTCGACGGTTTGAGCAAGCGCCCGGCCGCCTCAACCGTCAATTCGGGATCTTCGTGGAGCGCTCCCGCCCAAAGCATGGCGCGCAGGTCGGTAACGCGCAGGCTTTTGAGGCTGGCAATATCGGTGAGAAGATTTTTCCCGGTTTCCTTCTCGGCCAGGGCCAGGGAGTTGTAGTCATACTTCAAGGTGCGTTCGCGGTCCAGGGTGATAGTGCTCTTCGGCTTGTCCATGTGGCAACTCCAGTCGAGAAGTCAAAGGTCGAAAGTTGAAAGGGGGCGGGCCCCGTTCCTGCAGAGTGCGCTCGCCGCAGCGGGAACGGGGCGCGCCCAAGGTAGAGAGTCGGCGGTCGGAAGGCTTATTCCCAACCGCCAACTGTTAACTGTTAACTATCAACTGTTAACTGTTCTACGAATACACCGGCTTGCCGGTGATTTTCAGCGTGGCGGAGAAGCCCAGCTTGTCATCAAACTTGGCGCTGAAATCGAGTGCGGTCACAAAGCAATTTGCCGTGATGGTGGCGGTTGGAGTGACGCCCAGCAACACCACCCAACTGGTCAAAGTCTTGGCCTGGTGATCGGAAATAATCAACGCCTGGGCGCCGGAATTGAGGAAGTTTCCCTCGCAACTGAATTCGCCGCCATCGGCAAAGCCGGCAATGAATTCGGCATAGCCGCTGGCCGAATCCATATTGGAAACCTCGATGAGGTTCAATTTCTGGCCGCCCACCGTGATGCTGGTCAACTCCGCCACGGCGGTAGCGACCCTCTTCAAGATCGATCCAAAGGCTGCCTTTGCACTTGACATGATGAAACCTCCAAAAGTCGAAAGTCGAAAAGTTGAACCGCCCTACCACTACGCCAGTGTCGGCTTGCCGGAAATCTTGATGGAGCCGGAAAGACTCAACTTGTCATCCGATTTCGCGCCTTGCTCCAGACTCGTAAATACCCCGGAGAATGTCCAAGTAACCGGCGTGGCGAGCGGGATTACCACCCCGAAGTTGCGCACGGCCTTAGCCTGAAAATCGGTAAGCGCCTGGGCCTGCGAGGCGTCATTGAGATAGTTACCCTCGAAGGAAACCTCGCCGCCTTCGCCCATGCCGGCAATGAATTCGTTGTAGCCGTTCGGCGAATCCATATTGGAAACGTCGAGCAAATTCACCTTTTGATTCGGCCCGGTGACGCTTTGCAGTTCGGCAATCTGGTGGCCGAGGGTTACGATATTGATGGTGCAACCCGACCCGCCCGCGGGGGAAACCGTCGTCGTCTTTCCGGCGCCCGTGGTGTAGGTGATGCCCGAGGTGAGCACGTAAACGGAGGAAACGATTCCGCCTCCGGCAACCAAGACCAAGAGTGTGCCCCCGGTCCCGCCCGTGGTTACGGTCAGAATGTTACCCACGGCATATCCGGTGCCGCCCGCCGTAACGGTGACGGTGCCAATTCCGCCGGGGCTTACTCCATCCGAAATGCGAAGAAAGGTTTGAAAGGCGGCCTTTGCACTGGACATGGGAACCTCCAAAAAGCAGTGAATAGTGGACAGTGAACAGCAAAAACAAAATCAGGAGAGGGCTTCTTCGGCCCAGATTTCAAAATCCAGGTCAGTGAAATGGGCGGGCACTTCGGGCTCGTAGCCGTCGCGATCGTCGCGCGGGAAAATCACCTGAATGGTCGTGCTGCCCATAACGCCGGCGAAGCCGGTCAAGCGATGACGAATCTTATCTGCCAAGTCGCGCGCATCAATCAGCATGACGGCCCAGGAAGTGAGCACCATGTAAGGCCGCTGCAGGGCCTCGGGGCCGCCCAGGGTCATGCCACGCTGGGTATCGATTCGGCGATAGGTAATCGCCGGAAGCGGAGAATTCTGCGCCAAGGGCTCCGGGCCAGCGCGCGTTCCGACCAGGGCGGAGATCCCAGCGTCGGCCAAGAGGTAGGTGCGAAGATCGGTTTCGAGACTCATGCGCCGGGCCTGTACTTTGCCAGATATGCGGTCAATCGGTCTTGCACGAGAGCCAGGGCGCGGCCTTTCATGGACTCAAAAGACCGTTCCATCCAATGGCGGGGTTGAATCCCTCGACCGGACGCAGCAAACCGCACCGACCGCCGACTTAATTTTCCCGAGCGCTGACTGATATGCTTTCCCGTTCCAAACTCCAGAAAGCGCAGGACGTGATGGCGCCCCGATGCTTTTAGCGAACCCACCCAGGCGGAAAAAGTGAACTGGCGGAATTTTGTTTCAATCGCCAAAGATGCGAGCAACCGGCCCGTGGGATGTCTGCGCGCCAAGTTAAATCGAGCGGTCTGCACCCACCTTCGCAACTCCATAAGAAAAACGTTCGCGCCGTCACGCATAGCCCGCCGCAAGCAGCGCTTGCCGATCTTATCGGGAAGGCGGGCGAGTTCGGCTTCAAGTTCCTTGAGGCCGGTAATAGAGACTTCAACGTTGGACATCAGAGTTGACGGTTGACAGTTGACAGTTGGCAGCCGGAAGAGTAAAAAGCCGGGCGAATTGCTCTCGGGCCCGGGCGCGCGGCCCGTTCCAATCTGTTAAGGGCAACCGTGAGTCCAGTGAAAGCGCTGGATTGGAACCGGGACGGGGATCGCAGTGCAAGCGCACCGGGCGATCATCGCGCAGATTCGGCGCAGCCTGGCGAATCAGCCAGAGTTCGCGGTTTTGTTGGGCGCGAGGATCAAACTTGCGCATGGCTACACTCTCTCAATGCACATCAATTGCAGTTCGACGTTGCGCTCTTCGGGGTTGATTACTTCCTGAATATCAAAGACGCGGGAGCCGAAAAGGACGCGCATTTTGGCCGTCACCCCGGCGAGGTAGCGGATACGGATCCGAGTTGTGATCTCCGATTGAATCTGGCGAGCGGAGAAATACTCCCGCCCCTGCAATGGCTCGATGGCCGCCATCCGGGTGCCGTGGGACTGCCAGGTTTGAACTTCCTGCCCCGAAGCGTCGAGGGTTCCCGCCAGCTTCTGAATGGTAACGGGACGCCGAAGTTTGCCAGCGTAGATCATGGCGGAGTTAACGGTTGACCCCGTTCCTCGCAGCGCCCCGCGCTACGGGGCGAGGAACGGGGTTGACAGTTGACAGTTAAGAGCCGACACCCAACTAGTGCGCAGTGCGCACAGGCTCGCCCTACGCCTGGGGTGGAGGGGTTGGGGCCGAAGGATTAACAACGCGATCCTGAGCCACGGCGCGGGCAGAGATGATTCCGGTCAGCAGCGTAACCAGGGCGACGTAGGCGGCGCCATCGAGCTTGCCCGTAGCGCAAAGCGCCGTGCCGGTGGCGAAGGCAACCCAGGCAAATCGGGTGCTGCGTCCGCCAAAGACTTCATTGAGAACCTTGAGAATCGCATCCATTTCAAGACCTCTTCGACGTGGGGATATCGGCGCCGCGATTCGAGCCGGGAAGATCGGCAGCACGGGACGAATCTGGCGAGTCCGCCGTCCGCGAGGCCATGTGCGGCGAACCGCGCACCGTGCCCGGACCCGCGCCCGGGCGCATCCCGGCGGGCCGGAGCACCCCTGCCGTCAATTCTCCCACCGCGGCGGTAGGCGCCACGCCGGTCAGAGCGACCGAAGTTTGCGGCGCGACTCCGCCCACCGATCCGGCGGCCGCCACGCCGGTCAGGGGCAGCGTTAGGTCGCCACCGATGGAGGCCGTAACCGTGCCAACCGCACCAGTTGCGGCCACGCCCGTCAGAGCCTTGGAAATCGCGGGTGAGGCCGTGCCCGCCGCTCCGGTTCCAGCCACGCCCAGCAGCGCAATCGAAGCCTGCGGCCCAACCGTGCCGACCGCTCCGGTTCCAGCCACACCCAGTAGCGCAACCGAAACCTGCGGCGCGACCGTACCAACCGCGCCGGTGCCCAACACACCCGTCAGAGGAATGGAAGTTTGCGGCGCGACTGTGCCAACCGCGCCGGTGCCTAACACACCCGTCAGAGGAGCCGAAGCTTGCGGCGCTAACGTTCCCGGTGAGCCAGTGGCCGATACGCCGGATAGCGCGGCACCTATACCGACCGAGCCAACCGCTCCAGCGCCCGCCACGCCGGTCAGGGGAACCGAGAGTTGCGGCGCAACAGCCCCAACGGCGCCAGTACCCGCCACGCCGGTCAGGGGCAGCGTTAGGTCGCCACTGATGGAAGCTGTAACCGTGCCAACCGCGCCGGTGGCCGCCACGCCAGTCAGGGGAGCCGAGCTTTGCGGCGCAACCGTACCGACCGCGCCAGTGGCTGCTACGCCGGCCAGGGCAACCGAAGCTTGCGGCGCAACCGCGCCAACCGCTCCGGTGCCCAGCACGCCGGCCAGAGGAAGCGAAACTTGCGGCGCAACCGTGCCAACCGCGCCGGTGCCCGCCACGCCCGCCAAGGGGGCCGAAGTTTGGGGAGTGACCGTTCCGACGGAGCTGGTACCTGATACGCCGGAGAGAGCGGCGCTCATACCGGCCGAGCCGGGCGATGCTGTACCTAAAACCCCCGACAGCGCCAGCGCGAGAGCCGCGCCCACGATCCCAACCGCTGCCGTCGCTGCAACGCCTGTCAAGGCCAGGGTGATATCGGCGGACTCGATCCACTCGACGTTCGCCCAAAGCGCCGAGATGTTTTTATTGGCCGATGCGCCGCCGGTTGATACGTATCCGATATTAAAACTGTTGACGTTGGCCTTGGTTCTGGTTCCAAGATCGAAAACCTGATGCTCGGCGGTTGCGAGAATCTTCCAACCGTTAATCGAGCAATTGACGCTTGGCCCTTGCGTGCCGGTTCCAGCCTCATCCCACACCTTGAGGGCCATTGTTCGCGTGCCCGTAGCATCGGAACCAACGCGACCGTACACGTCCATACTAATCATGTCAGCGTTGGAAGGAACCTCGGCTGGCAGGGAAGATGCGCCTAATTTGTCCTCACCAGAAGCGTCTCCTTTTTGGTTGAAATCCGTGCCATCATTGGGAGTCCCCGGCTCATCATCCACGCCCTGCCAATTGGTGGCGGCGGGAGTAGTGCCCGCCTTGGTCCAGGCTACGGCAACATCCGAGCTTGGCACCATCAAGGCAATCTTGGAGCCGATGGCGGGATAATCTGTCTGGAAACTTCCGGTAGCATCGTTCAAGATTACATCGTCGTAGTGATATTCCCAATTGGCCTTGGAGGTTGCCCCATCGCCCAGCTGACCGCCAAGCTGGAAGCCTCGCATCCCATTTGTGCCGTCCAGTGTGTCGGTATTTGTCTGGCTGGCCTCTACGTTGGTTCCAATCTTGAGTTCTACGGAACCGTTGGGGCTGTCGGCAATCACCACCTTGATCTGAACGACGTACCAGGTGTTGAGAGAGAGTGTCGTGGTGCCATTCGTCGTCGTCGCAGTAAGCCGGTTGCGGATAGCCAGTTTGGGGCCGGAAATTAGGTGAATCTCAATGGGCCCGCCGCCGGTGGAGCCCCCGCCCGAATTCCTGAAACTAGCCACACAATGCGGGTAAGCTCCTGGGTCCGTAACAATCTTGAATGCGAAGCTGAGAAAATGCGTCCCGGAAGTCGCTGCGCTTGTCAGGGCAAGCAGGACGATGTTGTGTCCCGCCGACCCACCCTGCGCCGCTTGCAAACAGTAAGTCCCGCTATGCGGGGTGGTTGTTATGATCGCCAGCGTCCCGTTCTGCGTTGGAATGGAGCTCCATTCGGTCTGTAGTAGATTGTTGGTCTCGAATCCAGATGTAGATAGCCTGGCCATATTCTTGTGTTAGATCCCGCAAAGGGTCCTTAATCGAACGGCCCAAGCGCCTCAATCGCCAGTAAGGGCAGCCGAAATCTCTGATGCGATCGCGCCCACCGACGCCGTGCCAAAAACCCCAGACAAGCCGAGAGCCAAAGCAACGCCGAGAATCCCAACTGCCGCAGTAGCGAGTACGCCCGTCAGGGCTACGGTGACATCGCTCGACGTCGGTTTCAGCGCCGTCAGTCCACCGCTGTTTACGTCGGGGCCAAGGGAGAGCGTTCCTGTTGCGTTGCCGGTTGCGCCTGCCGTAGAACGGATGGCATCAGCCGCAGATACCGCCTCATCAAGGCCCAGGTTGCTCGCATTATCAAACCGCTCCGTGAACGTCGCCGGATCGGTGGCTGCCTGCGCCGATGAGGCTCCATTATCGGAGTCGTGCATGGTGAAAACGACCATGCATCCCGCAACGCCCGTGGTAATTTCAGTGGCCGTGCACGTGCTGGAAGAAGCGTTGGCGAGCAGGCTGGAGGCATTGATAACCGTGGCGTCGGTAGCGCAGCCACGATATACGGCTACGCTCGCCACGATGCCGTCACCCGAGGCGTGAGTGATGGTGAATGCGCCCTCCGCGCCGACGCAACGCTTCCAGGCCAGGGTTGCGCGTAGGGCGGTGGTGTTGTTTGCCTCCCGGTAAATCGTCCAGCCGGCGGGCAACGTCACAGCCACATTATCGTGCGACGAGACCGCAAGCAGCATGATGTCGTCGGTCTGCGTGGCGGGCGGAGTGACGGAGAGGTTGCCACTCGCCGCCGCCGCGTCCGCCGATGCTGCTATAAAGCTAATCGCCATTGCTTAACCTATGCAATCCGAATCAGGCCAAAGGTTCCGTTGTTGGTGGGCATAGTCAGGGTGAAGGTTCCCGCCGTAACCGACTGCGAGCCAAACGTATGCACCGAGAGCGCCAACTTGGTCGCGGAGGTCCAGTTGTACATCAGGATGGCGTCGAACGCCCCGCTCGATGTCAGGTTGGTCCACACAATGGAAGCCGACGGCGTGAAGTGCGCCGTGGTGCCATCAAGGGCGGGCCCCGTGGCAGTCGTAAATGCCGCGCCGCCTTGGGTGTAGTTGCCGGTTCCGGCCAACTCGCCCGTGGTGTTGTAGACCGTATCGCCCGCGCCCCGCGTGGCCCCCACCGTGTACAAGGCCCCATAGTAGGTGTCCTTGGTGGTCGCCGC